CCCTGCGGTCGAAGGATCAAACCCTTGAGCGCCTTGTCGATAAAAGTCTTGTGCTTCTGCTAACTGTTGGCCAAAGCCGCCAAGCCCTTGCGCTAGATTTCTAGCTTGTATTTCTTGAGGAGAAAGCCCTGCAACTTGTTGCAAAGGAATTGGTATTGGTCTTCCAATAAGACCAGGATCGTCTGCGCCTGTACCAAAATAACTAGCAAGCATGTTTCGCGTAGCCATTTCCATCGCTGGGTCAGAATAAGTTGACCCAAACTGAGGCGAGACAGATGGCATACTAGCATCGTAGTAGTCAGTATTTGTATCAAAAAGACCCATTACGTTCTCCTCGCGGCTTCTTCACCAGCTTGTTGTAATGCGTACATCATTCTTGCACCTTCTCTGCGTTGATCTTCTTTATCGCCATTGGCCCCACCAATATTACCAATGCCTCTTACGGCTTTTGCATTAACTACAAACTCGCCATCACTTAACATAGCTGGTATATCATCAGATCTTTCAGTACCTGGTCCAGATATCTGACCATTCATTCTAGGGAAATCTTCTACCATGTCTCCTTGAGCAAGATACATTAATCCACCATTGGCTGCGGCAGTTGGTCCACTAGCGCCTCCACCAAATAACTTTCCAATGCCCTGTCCGATTGTTTTTAAATCAGAACCTAACTGATTACCCATGTTCCCTTTAGATGTGCCGCCACCCATTGACTCAATCATTCGTATTAACTCTTCTTTTGAAAGAGCTTCTAAGCCAGAACCCCCGCTCATTGATCCATTTAACCCGCTGCCAATAGATTTTCTAAGATCATCTGCGGCATTTTGAGGTCTTGTTAACTGACCATAATCAACATAATCACCATTAGAGAACCCATGCAATCCAACGATACCGCCCTCGTTCTTTCCAAATATTGTTATTATATAGTCTATAAAAGGCTCGCCAAAATCTGCGCCTTCTTCTCTTTGTGTTCTGAAATCCTCAACCATACTTATTCGGTCTCCAAAGATTCCTGGCAACACTCTCATGCCTGCCTTAACCCTTTGCCTATTCCGATCTTCCATCCCAGCCGCTTCTAGACCTTTGTCAATAAAATCAGCTTTCTTGTCAGCAACTCTTCTTCTAAACTTTTTAAGTTTTCTAAGATTGTCACCAATCCTAAAGGGTTTTTTCCCTGCTTCTTCGCCGCCTTGACCAGGAGTTAAAGGGCCGCTTTCATTAGGAGTTAGAGGCGCATATGAACCTAGATTAGAACCCGTAGACATGGGTTGATTCGCCCTGTTAGCCATGCGCAACATCTGTCTATCGCCTCTTCTTTGTTGTCGCATTGATCTTCGATTAGCCCTTCTCTGCTGTCTTCCAGCCCTACCTATGCCGCCAAAAAACCCACGCTGTACATCAGCTATTATGTCTTCATTTTGCCTTTCTTGGTCTTCATCACTAGTACCATCTGCCTCGCCCCCTCCAAAGAACCCTTGAGGCAATGACATAAGGCCACCTTGATTAACATATGGTAACGCAGGTGTTATGCTTGGCGGTCCACCTTCGTTTTGATCAGCAACGTAATCATAAAACTCTTGCATAGTTTTAAATTCAGGAAGACCTTGATCTTTCATTCGTTGGTTAATAATTACTAATTGTTCGTCAAGAGGTTCTTCTTCTTCATCATCATCTGGTGGAGGCGTAACAACTACCGGATCTTTTCTCGGTGGTGGTGGAGGATATAGATCAGTGCCGAACTGTGTGCCTGGAGCTACATCAGGAGCATTCACATACATTTGCCCAGGAGTCCCTTGGTAATTCATCATACCAATGTTTGATCTTTGGCCTTCTGGAAGAAAGCTAGTAATGTTTTGGAATCTTTTATCTATATCTCGTAATGCTGGAGGTCGGCTAAATCCTCCAGTTTTTTCAAATTCTTCTAACGCTCTCCCGGAAATATCTCTTTGTTTTTGTTGATTCGCTTGTATGTCAAGCCTCAACTCGTCTTGATACTTACCCATTACAAATATTCCACCCTATAAATTAGGAAAAATAAACTTTAGTATATTGAAATAAACTAACACTTCCAACGCCTTCGCGCCTGTCTTAGTCTTGAATTAGGATCTTTAGCAGCTTTAGGAAACTTCTTCATTTGACCTGCCGATCGTGCGCAAAAAGACTTTCTTCTATTAGCGTCTTTGCTTCCTTTCTTAACCTTACCAGTTACAGCTGTTTTTAACTTACTGCCAGGGTTTTGTCTTCGATAAGATGCAACACCCTTCTCAGTCATACCAGCACCAGACTCAGTAGAACGGAAGTTTTCCTTGTTACGTTTTGGCATATTGTCGCGCTTTCTTTTCTTAGCTTCGCCACCGCCATTAAATTCTTGTGCATAACGTCTAAACATCAGCTATACCTTGTCTTCTTTCTGCGATCTGGCATTACTGCGCCACACCCTCGATGGTTTCTTTTGGTAACAAAACAACCATCTTTAGCAAAAGTCTTTACATTGGTGGGCTTACCGTCTACTCCTTGGGCTTTTGCTCTTTTTCTTTTTACTGCGCTTGTGCGCTCAGAGGCCGTCATTGATTTAGCTTTTGATCGAGGCACACACTTAGGGTATTTTCTTTTAGAGCTCTTAGTTGAAGATCTGCCACACGCTTGAAACTTACCGTCTTTTTTAGGCGCGCCTATGTCAACCCAATCTCCTTTTGAGCCTTTGCCAAACCAGTCTTTTAGACTCATGTCAGACCTATTATCCTAGCTCGTTTCGCAACAAACCCACCTCCCTTAAGGGATTTTGGCTTCGGCCCTTTAAAGTCTTTGCGCTTTACACCAGAAGGATCTTTGATTTTTCCTGCACAAATCTTGCTTGCATAAGCGTTTGCATACGCACTTGGGTATACCTTGAACTTACGCTTTGCTGCTGCTTTTCCTCTTGCACACAACTTAGTCATACATTCACCACGATTGAACCTTTGTTGATTACTTGTACTACACCCACCTCGCCAGTAGCCTCTAGCGGGTCTGTTGTATATGGGAGTTCTTGAGAAAGACTAACCCAATTATCTCCATCATACACCTGAAGAAGGTTTTCTGAAGCATTCCAAATGATATCTCCAGCAACAAATTTTAATTGATCTCGCTCTGGTCTTGTGAATTGAGGAGTGTTGTCTGGATCAAATGCATCAAGGCTTAGTTCTAAAAGGCGTACAGTTTTATTGAAAGTATTACTGTCTACGCTTTCAGAGATAGGAACATAGGGAAGCTTACCTTGTAATAGCTTGCTCATCTTCTGCCATTTGGTTTGATATCAAGCCTGGTCCCGCCAACTCTAAACCCAACACCAAGGCGTATAAGATTATTAGCATCATCATCAGACTCAAATCTTAAGGCCGCTTGCCTAGCTCTAGCCCTCATATCAATCTTTGATGTTGTCGCTGTAAAGCTTGTAGTCTGGTCTGTAGTTAAAGAGTTCCCAGGGTAATTACGTTGTTTTAAAACCACATTAATTTGTTGATCACTACCGCCATTACCAGTGAACTTAACATCTGGGATCATTCTTTTAATGAATTGAAAATCTTCTCCATCACCAATGTCAAAGTCAGCAGACTCAATAAACACATTGTCCATTGGGCTTCCGTCATTATCATTACCAGTTTCATGTTGGTAGATGTAGTTCGTACTACTTGATTTGCCTGCTGCTCTTGGGAATGAAACGATCCCTTCATCAAGCCAAGCAGTTCTTTCTAATTGACCTATGCTCCAAGTTTGATCTACATAGTTATAAGTGACATATCTATCTGGAGTAGTGCAACCAGAAGCACAATAGAACCAGCCTACTTCATTAAACTGTTTGTTTAAAAAAGCAAAGAATTGATACGCTTGGCCTTCTTCTAAGTCATCAAATACATAAGAATGTACGCTACAAGGCACAGGACTAACCGCTCCGGTGTAAGTATAAAACCCTTTCTTATCCATCCAAAACACACCAGATGGCGTGTTAATCGCAGCATTAGGCCCAATAAGACTAACTCCCTCATTGACCAGGTTTAATCCAAATGTTAGTGGGGTGCCAATAAACTGAAGGCTGTATAAAGCAACGTCAGTCCAGACTAATGTTTCTTGTCTGGCTCTAAGACCAGCGATTATTTCAGAACCAGCAGAACATCTTAAAGATCCAGCAGTGTTTGTTGCTGTTGGCTCCCACTCTGCTGGGTTTTCCTGATCTGAAAAAGCAATTAGTAATGGATCGATCGAACCAGAACGGGCGTTTGCACTAATTGGATCTGCACCTAATACAATAACGTGTCGATCTACATCAGAAACAAGAACCTGTAGCCCTTTAGTTGGAGCAAGATTGGCTCCACTTAATTCGCTTAACGCAACAGCTCTGTCTGTTCCTAATGTTTTTGCACTAGTGTCCCAGTAATAAATACTGCCAGCCCTCGGACAAGCAATGAGGTCTTCTCCAAAGCTATCCATAGACCATAGGCGTAATTGATTTAAATCACTTAACGCACTGCTAGAACCAAAAGTTCCTTGGCCCCATGTTCCAGAACCCCAGCCAGTACCATCTACATAAACATCTAGACCAGAATTAATTTGATAAGCTGCAACAATAGAGCCTCCACCATTGCCAGAGTCGCTACTGTTAGCGGTAACCGTAGCGCCTGAAGTATCTTTCGCAGTTATGGTGTAAGTATTTGCGGTAGGGACAGAATCAATTTCATATTCTTGATTAAGCACAGCCGCGATAACAACACCGCCAAGGCTTGCTGCTCCACTGAATGTAACAAAGTCACCAGTAGTAGCCCCATGAGAAGCATCAGTTATGGTAAGCGTGCTTGACCCATCTGTTGCAGCAAACACTGCGTCACCAGCAGAAGTAGTAGATCTAATAGGAGTTATGTCATTAAAGTCATCTCCTTCCTGTATATAAAGTTTGGTTCGAGTGCCAAGGCCAAGAAGCTTTGTACCTGATAAATTAACCCAGCCAAGTAATTTTCGACCAGTGCCTTCATAAGAATCGGTAATGGCTTTTTGCCACCCTCCTATTTTCTCAGGGAACCCACTCCTAAAACGAACCAAATTCCCGTCAAACCATCCACCTTCAGCTGTATAATCAGTGCCTTCTTTGTTGATCCCAGGATTAAATAAAAACTTTTGAAGAGGCATTACTGGTATTCTCCAGTCCTGATCATTTCAGTAACTTCTGTCGCTCTATTCCCTACCTGCTCACTCCATCGGCTATCCATGAACTCATCAGCGGCTCTATCAAAATCCTCTGTAGACATAGCATCAAGTGCTTTTTTAAATCCTCTCAACCTGGTTTGTCCCAGGTTAAAAGACAGGTCTATCATGGCTTCTTGACGCGCTTCATTGAGCGCACCAAACCAAAAATACTCATCACTCAACTCTGTCTTTACTCGTTTAATATCGTTATCTAAAAGATAATCTACTTCATCTTCAGAAAGACCTAAGCCAGAGTCTGCGATATTGCGGCCTACGCCTATTGTTTCGTACCCTTCACTGCACAGATAAACGAAGTTTCGTACACCCTCATGCCTTCTTAACATTTCTCTTAATTGTTCACTCATTAGACTCAGGCTCCTCTTTGTCTAGTTCGCGGTAGTATTTTAAAATACTAATTACTTGACGCAAATATCTTTTTACCTCTGCCATATTGGTAGAAAGATTCTCATATCCTTTGGTCGTTAGAGAATACCATACATTGGTTGGTGCTTTGCCTTCGTTCAAATCATCTAGATACTCTTGCATGAGCTCTGGATTTAACACGGTCCACTCAACAGGCAAAGAGTCAATACTGTTGGGCAGAGGAGGGTGATACGTTGGCGCTTTCTTAACCACTGTGACTACTTCCACAGGCGCAACTTCAGGTATATCCCGACTTGAGCCAAGGATAGAACAACCGCTAACCAGCAGTAGGATTAGGAATATCAGTATTTTCATCGAACTGAGTTTCATCGGTGATAACTTTAAGGTCATTTAACACTGACCTCGTACCGCGATTGATAATGTTCTCTATTAATTTTGGCTTCCTGATAGACAATACATCCATGGAATGCCGAGAGAACTTTTTTCTAATATCAGTGACCTCGTTTTGGGCCATCATATTTTCTTTGGTTAACTTCTCCACTTGAGCAACCATAATCTCCTGGTTCTCAACAGTTTGTTTTAAGTTTTCGTTTTGTTGCTTTATTGTGCCTTCAAGCGTTTTTTGGTTTTGAATTGACTGCTCTAGCTGCAAGTGAAACGATTTGATTTCCGCTTCGGTTTTATCGTAATACATCTTAAAAGAACCCGCTAAAAGTACTAAAGCAATCCCCAATCCTGCACTTAGTTTTAGTCCCATGCTCTATACCAGAAAGTTAATAGTGTTTTCTTTTCTAGCTTGTTCCATTTGAACCTTGTTGTTTTTAGCAATATACAGCGTAGTGTTAAGTTGTTCTACTCTCTGTCTCTGCTCTTCAACTTGAAGATTCTCTACCAGTTTCTGGTACTTTTGTTCAGCTACCTGCCTCCAAGCAACCTGGTTTGTGGGTGTTGATGCTCCTACATCCATATTAAAGCCCCTTTCCAAATAGTTTAATAACTAAAGTAACCGTCACAATTGCGACAGTTACGGCCAAAATGATTAGAATTCCATACTGACTAATGTCCTTGAGCATTTGTTTGCGGCGCTTCTGCTTTTCTATTGCTTCTTTAACACTCTGACGATGCCTTTGTTTCTGAGCTTCTAGCTCTTCAAAATACGCATCAATAACACGAGCCGCCTCTGAGTTCATATTCGAGAGTAATTTTAAATTTTCATGGTAGCGTTCCAATCTCGCTTTTTGGGCAGAAAGTCTCATGGCGCTTTCGCCGTCTAAAGGCGC